CAGACGGGTGCGCTTCCGGTCTGGGACCAGCGCCGGATCGAACTTCAACGCCCGCACCAACTCCCTCGGCCTGCAAACTATCGGCGTTGACCTGTGGGGCATCCACATCAAGCAGGGTACGCATACTGTTGCGGCGGCTGGCCTATATCGCCAGCCTGAACTGGGGCCGGAGTTGGGGAGATGTCAGCGGTATTATCAAATCTTGGAACTCTACCAGCAGGGCGGGTTCATCAACTCCTACCCTCACTCCATGAGGGCCGCGCCATCTGTTGTGCGGACAGCCAGCCATCCCGCCACTAGCGCTGCGGGGCCGGGCATCATTACTCCATATGCCCGCAGTCTGGTGATTGGGAACAATTCAAGCTCAACCGCTTGGGGCGGAATATTTACAGCAGACGCCGAATTCTGAGGAACATCATCATGATCGAAAACATCACCCAAACCCAGAACGGCTACCGCGCCACCATCGACGGCACAGAATGGTACGTCCCCTTGGCACCGGGCAATCGTCACTACGACGAGATTATGCGTCAGGTCGAAGCTGGTACGCTCGTGATCCAAGACGCAACACCAACTGAAACGATAAAGCCACCTGAGACGAAACCTTCGCTCTAAGAATACCTAAACTTAACTAAATTTTAAGGGGCGATTATGCGTATTAAAAACGTAGAGGCTATCAAAGAGCATGAAGACCTAAGACTAACTTCTTATCTACCAACAAAGAATGATGTTTGGACTATTGGTTGGGGTCATACAAAAAATGCTAAACCTAATATGACTATCACTGTTGCCCAAGCAGAGCAGTTTCTTAGGGAAGACCTAGCGTGGGTAGAAGACACTATCGACAAGCTAGTAAAGGTTCCCCTCACACAGAACCAGAGGGATGCTCTAGGCTCTCTGATCTTCAACATAGGTGGTGGGGCCTTCGCTGGGTCAACAGTGCTTCGTAGGCTAAATTTGGGGGACTACAAGGGGGCTGCTGATGCCTTCCTAATGTGGAACAAACAAAAAGATAAGCAAACTGGTAAGATGCTACCACTCAGGGGCCTTACTATACGTAGGAAAAAAGAGAGAGACCTATTCAATGCCTGATGAACCTTGGCACTTATCTAAGAGCGTACCCCTAACACTGATCTTTGCCATTGCATGTCAAACGGCTGCTATCATTTGGTTTGCCGCTTCTCTTAGGAATGATATTGACTCTAACGCAGAAGACATTATCCGTCTTGATGCAAGAACCACTAGCCTTGAAAGCATCGTACAAACTCAAGCTATCACTCTAGCTAGAATAGACGAGAACATCAAGGGGATCAGAGAATATCTTGAAAGAGATAAACCATAGGTGATAATCGTGAGAAAGACATTCAAACGAGAAGTAGCAGTAATCCTTCTGTTATGGCTATTCTACGTTGTAGAGGTAAAAGATGCTAAAATTATTGAGATTCTCGTTTGGCCCATCTTCACGTTTGTTACTGCTGCTTTTGGTCTTGACCAGTATAGCAAGCTGCGGGACAAGCCCACTGGGCCTTCTGACGGGAAGGGGAACTAACGTAGCCGCCAATACCCAAGTGGGCAAGACTAATAGCCAGACTATTGGAACAACAAATAATACTGAACAGAAGTTAGAGTTTGATACGGCTGGTAGGGTATTTCAGTCTACAGACAATAACAGGGTTAAGACGGAATCAGTAGAGAATGTAACTGTCAATGAGACAAACCCTTGGGTGATCCTTCTGCTAGTACTTGGTTGGTTGTTGCCTAGTCCCAATGAAATTGGTAGGTCTATCAGAAGTCTATTCTTCCGTAAGAAATAACACTGCAATACAAATGAAAAAGCCGCGCCTAGGATCAAACCTAAGTGCGGCTTTTTGCTATTCTACTTCTTGGATCAGCCAACCTAGATAAACTTGGGCTTTCTTCAAGTCTTCTAGACCATTCTTGTAGCGCCAGCGATGCAAGTATTTAGCTATGTTACCTCGCAAGTACCCAATGTATTCTTCTTTAGTAAGGGAGTCTTTGATATAGTCGATAGCCTCAATCTTACCTTGACCATAGTGCGATGGGCTATTCACATTATCAACAGTATCGTCAATATCTGGATAATTAAAATACCCAAGGTTCATAGCAAGTTCTTCATCAAAGGGTTTAAAATCCTTTTCCCATGCACCGAGATTAGAGTACCAAAGCGTTCCGCCATCTACAAGTGTATAAAGAATTTCATCGACAGTTACATTCTCTCTCACCCCTTTTACAACGACTATGTTTCCCTCGCGCACATCTGCACCTAAAGGGCAGTCTTCTTTAGCAACCCACAGGCTTCCTACTTCTACCTTACTCATAGTTTCTTCCTTCACAATTTCTTTAAGTTCTTCGTGATCCCACCATGCCATTACAGCTTTTCTCCCATAAATACTTTGACCCACATAGCAGTGATGTCTGATCTGATAATATCACCTACTTCAAACTCTACAATAGAGATAGGAAGCATATGTTTTTTAGCTAGGTGAATAACCTTTGTAAGACCATCGGCCTCTTTAAGATCGCTTTGTTGCACATCACCATTAAGAACGATAGTAGAGCCTTCACCAACCCTTGTCAACAACATTTTGAGTTCGTGAGTAGTGATGTTCTGTGTCTCGTCCACAATAATAAAGGCGTTCTCAAAAGACCTGCCTCGCATAAGAGCCAGAGGGGCCATTTCAATGTTACCATTCTTGATTGCAGTTTCCACTGCCCCCTTACCCAGATGCTTCTCTAGGACATCAAGTACAGGTAAAGCCCAAGGCATAGTCTTCTCTTGTAGATCACCCTTTAGAAAACCCAACTCTTTGCCAACAGAGACCATAGGACGTGTAATAACGATTTTATCAATCTTCTTTAGCGTATATAGGTCTGCGGCATAGGTTGCTGTAACGTAAGTCTTCCCAGTACCTGCGGGGCCAAGGATAAAGACTTGAGTACTAGACTTCAAGGCATTGATTAAGTCTTGCTGTTTAGCTGTTTTAGCAACAAGTCCAGAGGTAAGTTTTACATCAGAGTTCTTGTATTTAGTTGTACGACGAGTAGATTTACGAGAGCCTTGAGCTTCATTATCAGGGATCATAGCTTACTTTCTTTATCTTTAAGATATACCTCTAGCTCTGCGTACCCACCAATATAATGGTCTCCATCCCAAATCTGCGGTAGGGTATTCAACTTAGCTACTTTCATCAACAATTTAGTTAGTGGGTGGTCATGGTACAAATAGTATTTATAGACTTCATTTTTCATCTCTAATAGTTTTGCTGCTTTATCACACCAGATGCAATCCCAACGCCCAATAATTGTGTACATATCTTATCCGCTATGTTGGTTGGCCCGCCCTGAGTGATTTGAACACCCGACCTGAGAATTAGAAGTTCCCTGCTCTATCCACTGAGCTAAGGGCGGTATAAAACCTAGGACAAAAGCTGATTCTGTCCTAGGCATTGTAATATGATTACGTCACATCAACAATCTCACAAGAGCCTACACAAGCAAAAGTCTGTGATCCAGATGTGTTGTCTTCTACTTCATACTCTGAAAGTTTAGCCCAGTCAATACCTTTCGGCATTAGAGCCATAGCTCTATCATAAGTTTCCTTGTCAATCTCTTGATAAGGGGCCTGCTGATAAGTATGCTCATTGTATGGCAAGAAAGACACGCCAGACATTTCATCAAGGTGTTTATAGACAAAAGCACCTACATCGAACCATTCGTCTTTTCTGACATTGATCGTGACAGAAGGTTTATGCTCACACCAGCTACGCTGATAAGCCAGCCACATTTCCAACTGATCGATAGCACTAAGATCAGCCGTAACCACTGCACCCTCTGGGGCCTTCATTGGGAAGCTAAACACAGTTGTCTGCGCAGGCTTCATCACATCAGGTTCAGACGGGATACCTTGATCCTTCATAAACTGTGTCAGAGGGTCTTTGTTGTCCCCACGGACAGTGCGAATATAATAGGCTGAGTGCCGAGCATGAATACCAGAAGCAGAGTCGACAAGTTGTGATACTGTACCAGATGGTTTGACGCAAGTAATAGCAGCAGAGACAGGGATGCCAAGGCGTTTAGCCCACTCAGCATTTGTAGTAATAGCCACATTCTTTAGATGCTCCAAGGTTTGAGACAAGCCAGCGTTCTTTGTAGTCATTAGGGGGTTATCCATGATCCCCGTCAGAGACACACCTAGCAGACGTTCTTCTTCTGTGTTCTTAGTCCAAATATCCCGGAAGTAAGGAAACTTAGTATAAGTAGATTGGATAGTCCCCAAGATGGTAGCGAGTCTAACTTTCCTCTCTAGGTCTTTTAGGGTATCTGTTGCACGAATGACGACTTCGGTTAGATTCATTTATGTTCACTGATATGCGCTAGTTATCAGCGGTAGCGTGTTAAAACCCATTCCGCAAACTTGATTAACTCCTCTGGGGAAGCGTCAACCTTCATCATATTTGCTCGGTGAGAAACAACCATTACGTTGCCTTTCACATAACCCTTATTGTTGTCAACACGATCAAGAGCTGGACTATTAGGGTTTCCGCCAGATCGACCTTTGTGGGCAACAAGTTCAATACCCAATACTGGGCAATGGGTTGGGATGTGGATGTCAGAGAGTTCTAAATCAAACTCGTGTCCACGTTCTTTAGCCCTACCTTTTGCTCTCGCAAGCATTCTTTTCTCAGGGGCCGCAGATTTAACACGCTCGGAATTACAACTTGGGCAAAGCGTGACTGTCTTGCTTGTGATAGTAAAGATGGTGTTGCAAGTGCTACTAGAGCATTCACGGGTAACATCTCCAACAAGATTTCCTTCACGATTACGCTTCATCATAACTCCATTCTCCTGCAAGTTTCCATGCAGATCAGACTATATCATCACCCTAATGTCAATAGGGGCAAGGCACTTCCACCCGCTTGGGTGTATGGACATTATTGACTGTTCTAGTCTCTCGTCCTAGTCGTTGAACCTTCCACATCATCCCTGATGGGCTTGGCTGCTGATTACCATATGCTATGCACTTAGGCTTCCCAGCAATTCACCTTGTTTTACTTCTGCTATCTTCTTAACAGAATTGATATGGGCGCAAGATGATTTCTGAACAAGGGTTAGTGCCAAACTCATAATCAGTCTTACGACGACCATTCTTTGCTGCTTGCTTCTTAGATGCCTGACGATTGAAGATACCACGCTCACCCGAACCACTCTCCACCAAAGCTGCCCATTCACGAAGGAAAGATACAGCATCTGGCTTTTCAGTGTAGCTTACAGAGTTATTAGCCAATGCTCGTTGCGGGTTATTTTCCCACCATGCCCCAGACTTAGCATGACGCATACGATCATCCGACAAGTTAGACAAAGAAATCATAGCAGAACGACGAACACCGCCAACTACAACAACTTCACCGATCTTGCACATAATGTCGTGGCACTCAATGCTGGACAGCTTACGACCTTTAGCTTCAACAAAAGTCTTAACAACAAAGTTGAACAAGTCGATCAGAGGTGCTGGCCCAGAAGCACGACCACCAAAGGTCTTCAACTTAGCACCAGCAGGGCGGACTTTTGATACATCCCAAGTAGGGATATAACCTTCGTAGAGGTAAGAGATTACCTTACGCAGAGCATCTGCCCAACCTTCTTTACTATCTTCCACCATGATACGTACACCAGAGACAGTGTTTAGTTGCTCTGGGATTTCTGGTAGCTTGCTGATGAATTGGCGCTCTACAGAGAAGCCTACACCAGTTCCACACAACAGAATAAACATAGCCTCGTCAAAGGATCGTGAATCGTCTACAGGCAGGTAAGAGCAGTTATAGCCTGCTGTGTTGTCACGATTAAGAGCCTCACCAGCAGCCATCACAGCCCGCATAGAAGGCATTACCTCTAGATTAAGGATAGCCTGTTCAATCGCGCTGTAGGTAGCAGGATCAAAGTGATCTTGTTTGTCGCTGATCTTAGCTGCAACCACATTCTCCATGTAGCGACTAACAGTCTCGCCCCAGTTCTCACGGCGACCTTCTTCATCAAGCCAGCGGGCATAACGTGAAATTCCAATAAAGGACTGATAGTCTGTTGGCAGGTAGTTACTTTTCATTATTCGTATTTCCTCGTTTTTCTTTATCATATTCTAGCCAGATCAATCTGTCGATGTCACAACGATTGATGCCAATATCCCGCAATGTCTTGTCGTCTAGAGCATTTAGTTCTTTAATGATCCGACGATGTTCCCGCCAAGTATTTACATAACGTAACCAACGGATGACCCAGTTCTGGTTAAGTAGTTGTTTCATACAAGATCATCCAGTTTTACTTTAGGGTAGTCTTTATTCTTGATGATCTTTCCATCTTCACGACGAAGAATAGAGCCATCAGGTTGTACGCAACGACCAAGGTTATTGGTATGAACACGGCGAATGGCTTCATCAAGATCGAAACCACAGGCATTAGCATAACCATAGATCACGTAAACCAGATCAGCCAGTTCTTTTAGGTCTTCTTCTTCCCAAGCATCTGTCTCAAGCCATTCATCAAACTCCTCTTGAATTAAGATGGCATAAAGGGCAGCACTAGGCTTTTGACCTAGGACACGACTAAACTCTTTAACCATATTCATCGTACTAGGGGAAACTTTATCTTCGGAGTAATAGTTATACCCCATATCATCTAGGTCTTGTTGCGTAATCATCAAATAGTCCTTCCATAAAAATATGTCTGGTGTGTCTTATAGGCATCAAATAGATACCAGCTACAATCTTCTTTACCTACACCTTTGCTGCCTTCGATCCACTTAACTCTGCCCACAGAGATTACTTTAGCGCAGTAAGTCATAAGAACAGCAGATTGCTTAGTCTCTTTCCAGTTAGAATCAAACAACAACCAAGTAGGGCAGATGTTTAGCCAATGCTCAATGAAAGGGTGCAAGAAGTCCCTGCTCCAAGGTGGGTTAGTAATACACATATCTACAGTCCCATAGCCACCAAAGTCAAGGGTTAAGGCATCTGCTTTGTAAATACCTGATGCTTGTGGTTCGATGTCAGATTTATATATACACTCCCCATGACCCTCTGTCAAATCCCAGATGTGGTTAATTAGGCTTCCATCTCCAGCGCAGGGTTCAACATAGTCAAATGTGTAGGGCAAATGGTCAATAAGTGGTTTTACTGGGGCGAGAGGTGTTCTGTAGTAATCACGTTCAATTCTCTCGAAATTGGAATATTTTCCCAACTTTAACCCCCATACTCTTTTCTCAAGGCTTCCATAGACACCCACTCAAGATCGTAGTCACCATTCTCTACTTCACGCTTGATAACAAAACCTTTACGCCACTCCTGATTTGCTTGACCAGCCCAACTTTCTTCTGCACCCTTAAAACAACCAACAACAAGGCCATGAATTGGGTTAGGACGAGCATCACCTTTATAGTGGTAGTCAAACTTGTGGGTATGCCCTACAGTGATGCTGCAAGCCAATTTCTCTACCAGAGCGCCACCATGGTTTTTAGTAGCCATAGCCCTGTTGTCGTTACCACTAGCAACATAATGGCCGTAAGTAATACCATCATACGACACAAGTGCTGGCGCGGAGTTTTTGTATTCGTGGTATTCGTCAAACCAGAGGTCTGTTTGAAGATGCCCGAAGGAAATCCCGTATTTTGATCCCTCAAGTCTTGGGTCATGTGCTATAGCCTTCTTAATTCTATGTTCGTGGTTGCCTTCAAAACCAATATAGAAAGGTTGTTTCTTTTTATTAAAACGGAACTTATGACGCATACGATCCATAGCATCGTTGTAATGCTCAATGTCTTTCTCGTATGACTGATTGATAATTGCTTTTGGATAGTTGCTATCGTAGGTATTCAAAGACCTCATATCAGCACCATCACCCAAGTCAACTACATAATCAGGCTTTAGATCATACAGGAAATCCCCTAGCCAAGAATAACGATCATTAGGCACTGATGGATCAGAGTGTCCACAACTTAGGACTACAACTGTTTTCTTTGTCAATTACATTACTCCCAAGGGTTCAATCTTTTCCTTAAAGTATTTGACTACTTCAAGCGCTTCTTCTTCTGTCTCATACCAAAAGTCCACTTTCTCAAGTTCGCCTTCATCTTCGATCAACACAACAAGCATGAAGTTTAGATGATCTGGAAGTCTTTCGTTAAGCAAGTCGTACTCATCAAATTCTTCCCGATTAAATGGGCCATCAATTACATCCCAGATTAAGATACGGCTATTTGGTTCAGTATCCTTTGTACTCGTCTTTTCCGTATCTATACCCATCTTTCCAAGATAGATCGACAGCTTCATCAAACTCTTGCTTACATTGAGCAATAGTCGCCCAAATACGTTCTGCACACTCATGTTCGTCTATCTCCTGCGGGGTGTAAGGATTACCCTTTAGGGCTAATCTTTTGTTAACGCGACCAAGTATTCTTCCGTAGGGACTATTATTCATTTAGCCACTCCTCTGGGATAAGTTTATCAGCCCACTTAAACCCATTTTTGTTGCACCAATCAGCATACGAGGTAGGTGAGCCTTTACTCAATTTTGCCTTAGAATTAGAAAAGACAAAACGAATATCAAACTCTGGATGTTGCTTCTTAACTAAGAGATGCTTCTTTCGATCTGCACCTAAGAACCTTCCCTTAGTCTCGACAATAATACCATTACTTAGTATCTTGAAGTCTGGCGTGTATGTTCTTTTTTCGTGTACTTCGTAGACAATCTTTAGTTTTTCATACTCATACTCTACAGACAATTCGTCTAGTTGCTTAGATACTTTTTCTTCTAGACCAGATCGGTAGCCATGCTTTATCCCATTACTGGTGGACACCAAATCTCTCCTTCATATCTACGCAGCCACAACAGTCTGGCGTTCTCTAAGGCATGTTCTGCATCACCTTCGTAGGCTTTAACTACAGCATCCCACAGGTCTTCTTCTGTATGACAATCCTGTAGTATCTTTTCAGCTTTCTTAGGCCCAATCCCATGCAAACCAATGATGTTATCAGCACGATCCCCAGTAAGGATTTGAGTGTAGAAGAACTTTGTTCCGCTTTCCTTATCTACCTTAGTCCACTCATTACGACCGAAGTTAAAATGCCAGCAAGGTAGTTGAAGCATATCTTTATCAATAGAGGCAACAACACAGTTATAGTCAAGACTTGCTGCTGCTTTTGAGATAAGATCGTCGGCTTCTTCCCCTTGACTAACAATAGCATCATAACGATCAATCATGTAGTCTCGGCAATAAGACAGATGAACTGGTTTTTCTACACTCTTGCGATTACCTTTGTACTCAAAGGTCTTGGCTATTTCAAAACGAAAATTACCTTTACCTGTTAAGTAAGTGGTATAATCATCAGAAGATACAAAAGGTATGTCAATGGTAGCCTCAAGGATAAACTCCATAAGATCATCAACTTTAGCAATAGCATCTTCTGATGGTTGGTCTTGAGTAGCAAAAGCTGCTCTATAAGCCACAATATCGCCATCTACTAGAACGTGACCCTTGCTACTCTTTTCCATTAGAAACTACTCCAAACTTCTTCGCCATTCCCTTTAGAAATACCTACGTTATCCACATAGGTAAAACCAACCGCAGTTGCTGCCATCTGATAAAAATAGGCAAGGTCTTGTAGGGTCTCTACTTCATCACGGGTAAAAGCTAGTTTACCAGTATGACCATCGAGTTCTTCTTCAAACTCTGCTAGAATAGAAAGTTTCATTGTTTTTTAACCTTTGCTCGAATTACCAAAAGAAGAAAGAAAGTAGCCAACCAAGTCCCGAATGTGTATGGGATTGCCAGAACTGGAAACAGAGTATTTAGTGCAAGCAACGTAAGGATTGGGCTAAATACAATCGCCACAATAGCCAGAATAATTAGAGCAACCCCTGTTGCAAGGTCTTGTTCGTCTTTTTTCATGTTAGAACCCCAATCTAGCATTACGCTACCTTAAACATTTCATCAGCTTCTGCATTATAGCTGTTCCCACTTTCGTAAGGTACATGCTCTGTGATCCCCACGTTCTTCAAACGCAAACCAGAACCATCCGCATACATTTCAAACTGAACCATAGCACGAGTGCCTTTTCCGATAAGGCCATCTTCTTCCACAGACCACCAAGACTTATTATCTGTGCCTTTAGTCAGGTTGACAACGCCAACAGGGCCACC